GGGGAAAGATGAGATTCATAATACTGCTAATGATGGATATGGATATTATATAAAAGACTTAAAGATGAATTATAAATTGCGTGATGATCTGAGCGAACTGTCTGACAACTCGGATCGCACGTACGGGAATGTTATAAATGAGGATTATATTAACGAATTAGACGAAATCGAATTTAAGATATCCAGTTACAATAATGACGGTGCATGCTACAGTAAAGTAATGTTAGGAGATAATTACCTAACCGATAACCTCTATTCTTCTATTGAACAGAAATTAGTACGCCCGGAAGAGCATTTGATCCGGCGCATTATTAATCAATACGGGTATACTAAAACAAAGCTTACGCAGGTATTAATAGATGACGAAGTAATTACGCCTATCACAACTATGACCGATAAGTTTCAGCCAAACAAACGGTTTATGATCACGGGCGGTACAATTGACTTCGCGATGAATCAGTTTAATTGTAAGATGATTGAAAATGGTAGATATTAAAACTACATCCATACCCGCAAAGCCCCGGTCAAAGAACTATCCGGCCGGGACTGTTATCACCCGGACAACCGGTAGCATTACTGTTAACGGCGGAGGCGGTGGCGGTGCTTCGGTTGACATTGTAAAGGCTACCGATACAAAGTCGTTTACCGATAGCAATGTACTGTCTTCGCTCCGGACACTGTTAGAGATCCGTTCGCGTATCATTGCCGAATCGGATACAACCACGGAATTAACCGATGATAATACGCTTTCTTCAAAGCGCACTTTAAAGGAGATAGATGCAGCGATAGAAGTTGCATTAAAGAAAATCGAAGAACTTTATATCAGCAAGAAAAACGATGATACCGCATCCGGTGTCATTACGTTTTTGCGCGGAATTATAGCGCATGCGCTTTCTTTATTTAAGAAAGGCGCTAGTTTTGGAAACTTTACGCCTGGTATAAGTGGAGCTATCATTGACGAAAACGGTGACATTGAAGCGAGGGGGCTTGTTTTACGTGGTTTCTTATCCGTTCCTGAGCTCCGGTATAATAGAGCGATAGTATTAAAAGGCCGGCAGATAATCAGTCCTGGCGGAGGATGCGTCATCGAGCAATTCATTACGGTAGATGAAAATACATGGCTGGTTCTTCCCGTATTGGAAGAAGGAGAAGCGTTATCTTTTAAAGTAGATGACATCCTGTTAGCATACTGGTATGACAAAGACTCACAATCAGGTGCATTCAAGGGATTCAGAGAAATGAAGTTCCGTGTAACGGCATTTTCCGGAGAGAGAGGATTCTTGGTTGTGCCTAAACCCGGAAGCGGATCTGTTCCAGCTACGTCTATGACACTTGCTCAGACCGGGAACTTTACCGATGCCGAACGTCAGACCTATATAATGATAGACTCGACATTAGGTAACAACAGCATAACCTTTTTTGATGATGCAAATACGTGGGACGTAGAACCGGCGCAGGAAAAAAGCTGGATTGGGAAAAAGAAAAATCGTATCGTCGCCGGCATTGATTGCTCTAAATATTCCGCTGTATTTCAAAATGTCATCATGTCCGGTAAAATATTCCAGGTTGATGATATTACAGGGGAATCTATTCGGGTTCCGATTGAGAAAGGAGAATATGTTTCCGGACAAAGATACGCATATTATGACCGTGTCTCTTATAATCGTGCGATGTGGCTTTGTGTGAATGAAAACGGAACGACATCGGAGCCTTCGGACTCGAATCAGGACTGGTTAAAACAAGCCTATGCAGTTGATTCATCTTCATACTGGCTTACCGCCAATGCCACTCAGGTGGTCATACGGCCGAACAGTGTCGTACCAATATGGACTATTGTTAACTGCAAGAAACAGACGGGCGCCGGCCCTGTCGAGAACTGCGACTCTTTTTATCTCTTGACCAGAAGAGTAGATGCGGACGGTGCAAAGGTTACGGCCAGTGTTAACCCGACAAGTTCCACTATTGCAGCCCCATCAAAGACAACTACCGCTCTCTCTGTTCGCGCCTATGCTGTGAAATCGGATGCGGAGGCGTGGAATAATAACTATGTAGATGAAATAGCATTCGGAATTGTTAAAGATGGCAGAGATGGTATAGACGGTATTGATGGTAAAGAACACGAATTTATCTACAAGAGAACAGGTACAGGAATAAAGCCTACCACCCCTGACGAACAATATTTAGCGTCCGGATGGACTGATGACCCGGTAGGGGTTGATTCTTCGTATGCGTATGAATGGGTGTCTCAGCGCATAAAGGATAACGGAATATGGGGAAATTTTTCCGTACCTTCTTTGTGGGCACGGTATTCTAAAGACGGAGAAAATGGGAAGCCGGGCACAGATGGCAAGCCCGGTACTGATGCCACGTCCTATTGGCTAACATCAAACGGAAGTAACTTTGCTTATTCATCAAGCGGCGTGTTTTCTCCTGGCAGCATCACTGTATATTGCAAGAAAAAGACAGGGACCAGTGATGCGATGACATGCAGTGATTTTTTTATCAGGGTGAAAAAATACAGAAATGGAACAATTAGTGATCATGACTATTCAGGCTCGAAGCGATCCAGCGTAGTAATTACTCCAAGCTCCTACGATAGTTCTTACGTAGTGAGGGCATATCAAAATTTGAGCGATAATAATAGCTGGACCGATAATTTTGTAGCTGAATCAATCATAGGTGTCGTAAAAGATGGTCAAGGCGGCGGTTCCAGTACACCCGGTCCTCCGGGTGAAGATGGTAAGCCGGGAACTGACTCCACCTCCTACTGGCTTACTTCTACGAGCACTACCGTTGTATTTAGAAGTACGGGAAGCGTTGTCCCTATGTTCATAACAGTGAGATGCAAGAAGCAGACGGGGGCCGGTCCTGTCGAGAACTGCAATTCCTTTTATCTCGCATATAGAAGAGTGGATAAAGACGGTACGAAAGTGACCGTGGGCAGCGCTCAGTCAAGCTCCACTCTAATGACGGTAACAGCGAGTACGACATCACTCGGAGTAAGGGCCTATGCCGTTAAATCGGATGCGGAGGCTTGGAATACCAACTATGTAGATGAAGTAAACATAGGTATCATAAAAGATGGGACCAATGGCGCAAATGGCGCAATGCCCCGTGTATGTGGAAGATATTCAAGCGGGGTGCCTTATGTTTGGGATGACAACTACAGGGATATTGTGTTTTATTCCTTTGGCGGCGTTAATTATATCTTTCAGGTTAAAGTCTATGGATCTTCCGTATCAACTCCGCCTGTGTCGGTAGACGGTGATGACAACTGGGAGCCCGCCAACCGATTTAGTTTCGTTGCTACAGATACGTTGCTTGCTGATGGTGCCAACATTGCGGACTTTATGTACAAGAATGGCGTAATGCGTTCTCAGGCAGAAGTAAACGGCATTCCCAATCTAATGTTGAACGGCAATACGGGGGAAGTAGATATAAGAATAGGTACATTTAGAGGAAAGGTAAACACGCCATTTACCTTGCTTGGAGATTCTGACGCTCAAAATGTTTCCGGTATGACTAATACATTCCTACTGAAAGATAATCTAAACATAGCTACGAGTTGCAAATACATGTGCACGAATGGAGCTACCATCGTACTACCTACAGACATAAAGTATAACGGTGCTAATGTAACTATACTGGATTTTACTTATCCCCCGTATAACTCCGATATAGCCTATACAACTGTACTTGTTGAAGGCGGGGATACGTTCGGGAATACATTACATACAGAGTCGCAAGATCAGTCTCAATGGTTTGAATCAGACTTAATCAACATTCGTGGGGGGATAAAGGAATTTATTGCCGTTCCCGCTTACAGTACCAGCGGGATTTTTACTAAAGTTAAATGGTTTTTAAAGAAATAATATGATTATGAAGTATTTGGTATTTATTGCGCTATTATGCGCTTCGTGTGAGGGGAGCTTTATGCAAGACTTTCCGACAAAAGGTAGTCACATTAGAACTTTCACAGACTCCGGTAATTCGGACTGTATTAACAACATAGTTCTAACTACTGATACTACCTATAAGGAGTTTGATTATACACTATCAATTAATAGAACACAATGACGATGATTGACTACATGAAAAATCTATTTGTAGGCTTGCTAACCGGATTAGCAGCCTACCTAAACCCGATCAGCGGAGATATTAAAAGCCTTGTTGCTCTTTTTTTCTTTAACTTCCTGTTTGGCCTGGCCGCCGGCCTACTGGCCAATAATGAAAGTTTCAGTTTAAAGAAGGCATTCCGGTGTATCATTGAAGCGATGGTCTTTTTTCTGCTTGTAGCCGCTATTTACTTTATCGGCGATCACAAAGGAAATCCGGACGGGGCCTTACAATGCGTATCGTTTATAACTTACTCAATATTCTACTTTTATGGCGTGAATATTCTACGCAATTTGAAACTAATGGCTACGTCCGGAACTGCATTCTATAAAGTTGTATCGTTCCTGTATTACGTCGTTAGCGTCGAGTTCATCAAGCACATACCGTTTTTAACTAATTATCAAAAGGAGGCGACAAAATGAAGTATTTTACAATCAAAGAACTTAGCCACAGCGATACGGCCGTAGCGCGTGGAATCGACAATTACCCAACGGCCGAAGCTATTCACAATTTAACGAAGCTGGTTGAGAATGTTCTCGACCCGCTTCGGGAAAAGTACGGTAAGCCCATCCGGGTAAGTTCCGGTTATCGAAGTGCTATTCTCAATCGGAGCGTTAACGGTGCGACATCCAGTCAACACCGGTTAGGCGAGGCGGCTGATATTACGGTAGGAAGTAAGGAAGAAAACCGGAAGCTATTTGAGATCATCCGGCTGGAATTGCCTTTTGATCAGCTGATAGATGAAAAGGACTTTTCGTGGGTTCACGTATCATTCCGTGAAGGTAGAAACAGAAAACAAGTGTTGAAGCTATGAAATATCTACCTTATATCGTTATTGCAGTTCTTATCCTGTTTATCGTGTTCCGCCCGGCAAGGGTGGAAAGCGTACCGGGTGAAGTGGTCAGAGACACGATCATTACAAATCGTATTGATACGGTTCGGGATACAATACCCGTTCCGGTTTATGAAAGCGTTGTAGATTCGTTCCCGTTCGTTGTTCCCGTCCCTGTACCGGGCGATACAGTCCGGGATACAGTGTATTTGCCTATTACGCAGAAAATCTATAAAGACAGCCTTTATACGGCTTATGTGTCAGGCTACTGTGCAAAGTTGGATAGTATAGAGGTGTACAGTAAAACGCGCACGATGTTCATCAGAGAGCGGGCAAAGCGAAAGAGGTTCGGGCTGGGTGTGCAGGCTGGATACGGTTTTTCTGGGAATAAGGCAAGTCTCTATGTCGGGGTTGGGGTGAGTTATAATTTGTGGGAATGGTAATCCTTATTAATCAAGGAATATTATCGTGGCTCAGAAGTAAGTTGTTAAAATATGGTGTTCTTCATTAATAAAATAGGGAGTTTCCTTTATAATACTGTCTTTATATTAAAATAATAAAACCTATTAAAACAGTTATGAGAAAATTATTTTATGCAACAGTAGCATTTGTTGCGTTTTTGATTGGATTATTTTTATTTATGTTTGCTTCATTTACTTCTTGCACCAGTAACAATGAATTAACACCGCCAGAAATGTATGTGGATGTTAATGAAATAACTTTAAGTACCTTGTGGGTAGATGTGGATTGGCCACCGAGTGTTCATAAGATTAATGTGTACGGTACAAGGGCGGTTTCTTTTAAATCTGAAAATGAGAAAATCGCAAGGGTGTCTCCCGACGGGAAGGTTGTTGGAATGCGTGCTGGTTCTACAAATATTGTTGTTCAAGGAGACCTGAAAAGTATAAAGGTAAAAGTTAATGTTATCCCTCGCCCTTCCAATTTTTTAGAGCCATTATACAACTTTACATTAACTAAAAAAGAACTTATTCAACAAAAAGGAGATGGATATGATATGCAAGTAGATCCAGATATCTTTTATTATAGGTGGGGAGGAGTATCGCCGGTGGGAGAATATTATTTTTTTGATAAACAGACTGGTTCACTTTTTACTTCATATTTAATTGTGAATAAAAGTAAAGTAACAGAGCAGGATTTATATATTTTCTTCGAAGAACGATATTTAGCATTAGGCAAAGGGGGATGGAAAAGTTTGGATGGTCGTTTGATAGTCCAAATATCAGAATATGATGATCAACATTATAAAATAAAGTATTCGGCAAAAAAAGAAGAATGATATATATATTGTTTTAGAGAATGATGGTAGCGGTTTAAGCAGAAGTATTATTATAGTTTATATCAGATTAGATTAATGACCGAATAAATGAATAAGATAACTGAATAAGCCTCCTTCAATACCACAGTTGCTTGTGTATGGTGGGCTATCTGTTTTCTAATAATAGCAGTTACTGGTTTAGAAAGAAATACCATCTTCGCACTGTGTAGAAGTATCTTATCATTAAGTTGCTGGCCTCGATTCTTAGGAGTCGGGGCTTTTTCATTCAAAAGAAATCTTCCTGCATCTGGAAGATTAGTTTCCTTATTTGAAGTTTATAATTGTTCTCGCCTTTCTATCCTTGTATCTTTGTATTGTAAACTTTAATATAAACGAGCTCTGAATAGTTAAAGTGCTGATTTTATGGTAGTACTAAAATTTGATATTGGAAAAAATGTAGTCATCTTAAACATTTCAATAAAAGAATGTATCTTTGCAGAAATAATTGCAATCTACATGAGAAGAAAAAGTGTTTGTTTTTATAATGAAATAAGGACTAATAGGGCAAAAAAACTTTTTAAGAGAAAGATTATTTCCCAGAAAAAGAAGATTGCTTTAAGAAAAAAAATGCAAGGAATTCCAAGTGGAATTATAGGGAAATATAATAATCTTAAATATACGTATTTTGACTATGTTAAGATTCAAGCCCCTCAAATATTTTCTTTAATTAAAAATGAGGAAGAGGTATTAGGCTTTATTAGACAAATTAGATCTTGTTTTGAACATAAAAGAAAAGTTTTTGTTATGCTGAGTAGTGTAAAAGAGATTAGTAATGATGCTATCTTGATTCTGCTATCTAATATGATTCAATTTAAATCACATAGAAT